CCCGACGATCTGCTCGTCTGGCCGGAAAACATGCCGGCGGTCGACGTTTTCTGCGCCATGTTGACGCAGTGGCACTACGCTGGCATGGGCGGCATCGTCGGCCTGCGCTACGAGGCGCTGCCGGTGGTGCTCGCGTTGCGCGGCATCCAGGCGGCCGATCAACCCGATATTTTCGAGGCGCTGCGCGTCATGGAAGGCGCGGCGCTCGACGAGGTGCGCCATGGTTGATCCGGTAAAAGTCGTCATCTCGGCGGTCGACAATACGCAGGCCGCGATCGCCTCGGCGACCAAGGGCGTGCAGACGCTGTCGCAGGCCGTCGCCAATGTGCCAGGGTTTACCGGCCTGGCGACGAGCCTCGCCGCCTTCGCCGGCGGCGCCGCGATCAAAAGCCTGATCGGCGATACGATCAGTTGGGCCGCCGGCATGGACGACTTGTCCGAAAAAACCGGCGCCTCGGTCGAGCACCTGTCGGCACTGTCGCGAGTTGCCAGGATCAGTGGCGCCGACATGGAGACGGTCGAGACCGGACTGATCCGCCTGGCGAAAGCGCTCGCCGGCGCCGACGATGAGGCGAAAGGCGCCGGTCACGCGCTGGCCGCGATCGGGCTGAGCGCCGAGGCGCTGCGCGGCCAGGATACCGCGGTCTCCTTCAAGCAGATCGCCGACGCGCTCGCGCAATACGAGGATGGCGCCGGGAAAACCGCGATCGCGCAGGATCTGCTCGGCAAGCAAGGCGCCAAGCTGCTGCCGCTGCTCAAGGACCTTTCCGAGGAGTCGATCACCAACGGCAAACTGACCAAAGAGCAGGCGGCCGCCGCCGAAACGCTGGAAAAAGCGTGGAATCGCGTCAACGCCGCCGGCGGCGCGTGGGCCAAAGGACTGGTCATCGACGTGATGCCGCAATTGGCCAGTCTGCTCGATTGGCTGGTGTCGGTCAAGGACCATGTCGGGTTGCTTGCTGGAAAATTTTCTCAGTCGATTCGCGCTGCGAAAAGTTTCGGAGCGGTGGTGTGGGAGGTTGTCAGCGGCGGGTTTAAGAAAGAGGGGTACTCGCGGGTTCGTCCGCTGTGGGAGGAGGCGCTAGCTGACTATCAGGCCGGTGAGGCGATGATCACCGACTTTGTCGGCAAAACATTGCAACGTCCGTTGCTGCGCCCCCAGATTGACGCAATTCTTGGAGGGGCGTCCGCGAAGCCGAAGAAGGACCTCACCTACCGCTCGCGAGATCCGCGCGAGCCCGCCGGCAAGAAAGGGGGCCGCGGAGCGGCCGGATCCGGTGGCGGTCCCGGCAGTGTCAGCGACTACGACGCCATCCTCGCCGAGCGCGTGGCGCGCGCGATCGAAAGTGCGGACATTGTCAAAGCCCAGGAACTGGTCGACACGCTGGCCAAACTGGATCAGATCGCCGCCGCCGGTCTCGATCCGGCCATCGTCCAGGCCGTGCGCGACGACCTCACCGGGGCCGCGAAAAACGCCGCCGCCGAGGTGGCGCAGCTCAACGACCTGCTCGTGGCGACGCCGTCGGCGCAGCTTGAGAAAGTGCGTGACGACATGCTGATCCTGGTCGACGCACTCGAGCGCGGGACTGTGTCCGAGGAGACGTACCTCGAGGCGGTCGCCGCGCGTCTCCACCTGACTGCCGACACCGTGCAGCAGAAACTAAGCGACATCGACCAGTTCGCGGTCGAGGCCGCGCGCAACATCCAGGACGCCTTCGCCGATTTCCTCTTCGACCCCTTCAAGGACGGAGTCGACAAACTGGCTGAAAATTTCGGCGCCGCGATCCGGCGCATGATCGCCAACGCCGTCGCCGCCGACCTCGCCAAGCGCCTGTTCGGCGACCTCGGCTCAGGCGCCGGGATCGGCGGTTGGGTCGGCGAGGGCCTGTCGTTGCTCAAGGGGGCGATCGGCGGCTCGTATGCTTCTGGTATTGACTACGTCCCGCGCGACATGCTGGCACAGATCCACAAAGGGGAGCGCATCGTCCCGGCGGCCGACAACCGGCCCGGCGCGCTGGCCAGCCAGTCGGTCAGCGTGACCATCAACCTGGCGGCTGGGGGGGGAGCGTCCGATCTGCGCCGCGCCGGCGGCGAAGTCGCACGCCAGGTGCTCGGCGCGATGACGGCCGCGCGGAGGTATGCCTGATGGGCGCCTTTCTCGAGGTGCGCCTCGCTGCCCCGATCACCTACGGCTCGTCGTATGGCGACGACTATGACGTCGAGATCGTCCGCACCGCGGCCGGCGGCCGCTACGCGCGGCTGCTGCATGGTTATCCGCGGCGGCGCTTCCACCTGTCTGCGCGCGAGCCCTTGTCAAGCCTCCATGCCGACATCCTCAACCTGTGGCACAGCGTGCGCGGGCAGTACGCCGGTTTTCGCGTCAAGGCGCTCGACGACTTCAGCACCGCATCCGACGGGCGCAGCGCGCCGGCGGCGACCGACCAGCCGCTGGCCTACGTCTCGTCCGGGGTCTATCAGCTGCAAAAGGTCTATGGATTCAGCTCGCCGGTGCTCTCGCTCGGACGGCCAGTGCGCACGATCTACAAGCCAGTGACCGGTACGTTGCTGGTGGCCAAAAACGGCGTCACGGTTTCTTCTGGAGTCAGCGTCGATACCACCACCGGCCGCGTCACGATCTCGCCGGCGCCGAGTCACCCGTCCGACGTGATGACCGCCGGCTGCGAATTCGACATCCCGGTCGCTTTCGCCAAACCGCTCGACATCGACATGGCCTATCCGGCGGTACGCATGATCGAATCGATCGAGCTCGAAGAACTGCTGACCCCATGAAAGCCGCCGTCGCCGCGCGCGAGACGCGCGTGCTGTGCCTGCGCATTGTCCCGGTCACCGGCTCGCCGATCCGCATTACCGATCATGCGCGCGACCTGGTGATCGGGGCGTATACCTATGCCTCGGCGGCCGGCTACGAATTTTCCGGGCAGGGCGCTACCGCCGATTTTTCACCGGCGGCGATCGACCTCGAGGCGATCACCGCCGCCGGCGGGCTGACGCGCGCGGCGGTGGCCAGCGGCCTCCTCGACGGCGCCCGCGTCTACGTCTTCGCCACCTCGTGGGCCAACCCGGTCGAGGACCAGGAACCGGTGGTTGCCGGGTTGTTCGGTCGCACCGAACTGCTCGACGACCGCGCCCGCGTCGGGGGGCTGTCGCTCGTCGATGCGCTCGGGCAGACGGTCGGCGCGACCTACGGCGCCGCGTGCCCGAAAACCTTCGGCGGTACGGAATTCGGCGGCTGCTACGTCAACCTGGCGTCGTACACCGTGACCGGCACGCTGACCGCGGTCAGCAGCGCCAACGTTTTTCGGGATTCCGGACGCGGCGACACCACGGATACGTACACGCGTGGCACGCTGCGTTTCACATCCGGCGCCAACGCCGGGCTCAAGCCGATCGAGGTCAAGGCTTATGCCGCCGATGGCACGATCACACTATGGGAGCCGATGTACTATCTGCCGGCGATCGGAGACGCGTACCAGATGACGCGGGGTTGCGCCAAGACCTTGGCTGCGTGCAGCGCCTATGGCAATGTCCTGCGCTTTGGCGGCTTTCCGTGGGTGCCGACATCGTCGACCTACGGCAAATTCGGGACCGGCGGCGGATGACGGTCGACGATATCCTCGCCGCCGCGCGCGAGTGCCTGGAGACGCCGTTCCGCCATCAGGGGCGGATCGTCGGCATTGGCCTCGATTGCGCCGGCGTCGTCGTTCACGTTTGTCGCCGCCTCGGACTGGACATCGCCGACGTCGAGGGCTATGGGCGTACGCCGACCGAGCGCACACTCGAGCGCGCCCTGGCGAGCCAGCCAACGCTGTGCCGGGTCCACGATCACTCGGAGCGGCGCCCTGCCGACGTGCTGTTGCTGCGCTTCGCGCGCGACCCGCAGCACGTCGCAATTCTTGGCCACGGCACGATCATCCACGCCTACGAGCTGGCCGGCAAATGCTGTGAGCATCGTTTGTCGTCATTTTGGTCGGCGCGTATCGTCGCCGTGTACCGCTTTCGCGGGCTGGCGTCGTGAGCACGGCGGGCCAGGTCGCGGGAGGCGTCGTTGGGGCAGTCGCCGGGTTTTTCATCGGCGGCGGACCGACCGGCGCGCTCTATGGCGCGCAGATCGGGCTGGCGCTCGGCGGATACCTCGACCCGCCAAGAATCCCGGACGTACACGGGCCGCGCCTGTCCGACCTCTCTGTGCAGTCGAGCACCTACGGCGCCGTCATCCCGCGTGTCTACGGCGCGGTCACCGTCACCGGCAATGTGATCTGGCTCGAAGGCAACGCGATCAAGGAGACGGTGACCAGAAGCAAGAGCAAGTCCGGCGGCAAGGGCGGCTCGAAAAAGACGACCACGCGCACCTACAGTTATTCAGCCACCTTCGCCGTCGGCTTGTGTCAGGGGCCGATCATTGGAGTGCGTCGCATCTGGATCGGCGCCGATTTGTGGTATGACGCCGGCGCCCTCGACTCGGAAACAATCATCGCCAGTAACCAGAATCTGTCCGACATGGCGCTCTATCTCGGCGCCGACAGCCAGTCGCCGGATCCGAGGATCCAGGCCGACAAAGGAGTCGGCAATACATCATCATGGCCCGGCCTGGTCTACCTCGTCTTCTACGATCTCCCGCTTGCCAAATATGGCAACAGCCTCGCCGGCGCACAGGTCAAAGTCGAGCTGTTGCAAAATGGGAGCACGGTGGACTACCCATATGCGACGTCGACAGTGAGCAACGCCGTCTACACGGCGCCGGTGTGGAGCGGGTCCGTCTTCTGTGCGATGAAGCGCGACGCACATACGGCCGTGATCTCGACTGACGGGCTGGCGTGGAGCGAGCATACGGTAGTGGGATCTGGGCCAACCAACTACCAAGGAGTTGCGACAGACGGCGCCGGAACGCTACTTGCCTACGGCCCGGCTTCTGCTGGAATTTTCCGCTCGACCGATGGCGGAGTGAGTTGGACAGCGATTCCGTTGCCAGGGGGGCCCTCATCAGCGATTACGCATATAGGTTATGGCAATGGCACATGGCTTGCCGTGGCCGAGAACGGACTTTATTACGCGGCATGGTACACCTCGACGGACGGCGGACAATACTGGGTCGAGCAGGCCAATACTCTTGGCAATGGGTCGATTCGTCATGCCTTGCTCTGGCATGCCGGTTCCGCGGCATGGTATTTGCTCAAGAATTATGGGGCAAACCGTGGGGTTTATAAGTCGACGACGGGGCTGTCAGGAAGCTGGACGCTGGTGCGCGACCGCGGCACTGAATATTGGGCTAACGCAGATACTGGGTGTGTGCATAAAGGTCGCCTTATTTTTCTGCTTGATACCGATATTGGCACGTCCGTATTGTGGTCAGACGACGGAGCGGCATGGGCAATCAGCGCGGCGCCGGAGCGGCATTTATCCATCCTTTCGGATGGTGACCATGCCTGGATACTGGGCGGCCAGCGTTCCGCGTCGCCGACGGTCCCGTCTGGATATTATTCGATTGATGGAGTGTCCGGCTGGACGGCGTGGGATGGCCCCTCTTCGGTTGTTCTGCAGTTTGCCGGCTATGGTAATACGCTGATCGCCTGCTTGCCGTACGGGGGAGCGGTCGGATATCGGATCGCAAAAACTTTTGCGTCAGCGATCGATGTCTCTCTTGGGCTGATCATCAGCGCCGAGTGCTTGTCTTCAGGGCTGCTCACGGCAGGAGATATCGACGTCAGCGCGCTGACCTCGCTCGTGCACGGCTATCGCGTCGGCAGTATCGGCAGTCTGCGCAGCGTGCTCGAGCCGCTGCAAGCCGCGTGGCCTTTCGACGTCCGTCAGCACGGCTACAAATTGGAGTTTGTTCCTCGCGGCGGATCTGCGGTAACGACGATCGCCGCCGCCGACCTCGATGCTCGCACTGACGGCGACAAGCCAGGCGTGCAGATCGGCGTCGCCCGCGAAATGGACAGCCAACTGCCGCGTCGGGTGACGCTTCGCTTCATCGACCGCGACCGCGAATATGACACTGGCGAGCAATATGCAGAGCGCCTCAACACCGCGGCTCACAATTTGACGCTCGTCGACCTGCCTCTCGTCATGACCTCCGACGAGGCCGCGCAGAAGGCGGAGGTCCTGCTCTATTTGTACTGGATGGAGCGCAACGAAATCGTCTTTCGTCTGCCGCCGACCTATCTGCAACTCGAATGTGGCGACGTCGTCACGCTGCCGACGCCGGAGGGGGCGGTCGACGTGCGCCTGACCGCGATCAGCTATACGGCCGACGGCCGCCTCGAATGCCGCGGCAAACCGGCGCGCGGCGCCGTCTACACCTCGACTGCCGCCGGCGTCGGATCGGCGGTGACCGGCGCGACGGCGATCGGTTCGGCCGGGAAGACGTACTACGTACTGCTTGACGTGCCGCGCCTGTCGAGCGCTCAGGACGGCGCTGCGCTGCTCGCGGTGGCCTATGGCACGACCATCGGCTGGCCTGGCGGGGTGATCATGCAGTCGACCGACAGTGGCGGTAACTGGTATCAGGTGGCCGAGTTCGCGCGCCCCGGCGCCGCGGTTGGCTCGGCGAGCAACACGCTTGGCGCGGCCGATGCGCGCGTCATCGACGCCGCAGGCGTGCTCACCGTGACGCTGTCGTCGGGCGATCTGTACAGCGTCAGCGAGGCGTCGCTGCTCGCCGGCGAGAACCATTTCGCCTACGGCGCGCCTGGCCGCTGGGAGATCATCGCCGCGCGCACTTGCACACTCGTCTCGGGCAAGACCTACACGCTGTCCAATTTGCTGCGCGGGCGCTTCGGCAGCGAGGACGAGATGACGACGCACGTCGGCGGCGACATGGTGATCCAGATCGACGCCGCTGACCTGGCTGTGATCGCGCTCTCGTCGGCGGCGATTGGCGTCCCCTACCTCTATCGCGGAATAACGGTCGACGCCGATATCGGCACCGACGTCGACCGGACGGCGACCTATGCCGCGGTCAATCTGCGCCCGCTGTCTCCGGTGCTGCTCAACGGCGCGCGCGATCCGGCGAGCAACGACTGGACACTGAACTGGACGCGGCGCACGCGGTCTGGCGGCGAATGGCGAGACGCTGTCGACGCCGACCTCGGCGAGGCCACCGAATCCTACGCCATTGACATCCATGCCGATGGCACCTATGCCACCATCAAGCGCACGCTGACCGCAGTGACGGCCAGCGTTACCTATTCCAGTGCCGACCAGGTGCTCGATTTTGGCAGCAACCAGGCGACGCTCTACGTCGGCGTCTGCCAGGTATCGGCCACCGTCGGCCGCGGCCGCGCCCTGAAAACCGCCATCACGAGGTAATCCCATGTCATCATCCGCCACCCTCCTCGATCTCCTTTCGCAGTCCCAGGCCGGCAAGGAGGTCACCGCCAACGCGCTTTTCGACGCGGCGAGCCCGGCGCTGCTGTTCGGTCGCCGCGCGAGCAGCAGCGCCGGGCTGACGTGGGGTTACTACGGGGGCGCGATGGTCGTTGACGGCGTACTGACTGCGGTCGCCAACGGCACGATCAACCTGTCGGCGAGCGCGACCCACTACATCGAGGCGACGCGAGCCGGCGTTGTCAGTTCAAACGCCGGTAGTTTCACCGCCGGGCGCATCCCGCTCTACCAGGTGGTCACCGGGGCGGCGACGGTGACCAGTTACACCGACTGGCGCGCATGGGTGCAGCCGGATCACGTGACGAGCCGGGCGGCGATCACCGTCACCACTGCCGACGTCACCCTCTCGGCGGCCGAGGCG